GGTGGGATCCCGCCGCCGCCGATGCCCCCGCCGCCTCCTGAGGGGATCATGCCCCCAGGAGCGCCACAAGGTGGACCGCCTGGTATGCCGCCGGGTATGCCGCCAGGTATGTCTCCGGGTATGCCTCCGGGCATGCCCCCAGGTATGCCTCCGGGCATGCCACCAGGTATGCCTCCGGGTATGCCTCCCGGTATGTCTCCAGGTATGCCTCCTGGTCCTCCACCACCGTCTGCTGAGGAGACGATTAAGTTTTACGATCTCCGAAAAGGACGCTATGGCATTACGGTGAGTATCGGAAAGTCGTACAAGAGCCGATCTGAAGAGGGGGCTGATGAGCTAGGACAATTGTTCCAGGCGCAACCGCAATTGTTTCAGATTCTCGGTGATATTTATCTCAAGTTTAGAGATTTCCCTGGACATCTTGAAGCGGCGTCAAGAGTAAAGAAATTACTCCCACCTCCATTGCAAGATCAGCCAAATGAGCCTAGCCCACAACAATTGCAACAGCAGTTGCAACAGGCGGGGCAGATGGTCGAGCAGTTGACGAAAGCCCTGGACGAGAAGACGCAGGCACTGGAGGCGAAACTCCCAGAACTCCAGATGGAAGCGCAACGAGCGGAGGGGGATCGTCAAGCCAAGCTTGAAATTGAGCGAATGCGGAATGAAACGCAATTAGCTGTAACGGCGATGAAGATTAAGGCGGATGAAGCGTCATCGATCTTCAAGGCGGAAGTCGGTCGCGTAGGCACGGATGCGGATCAGGCATTTAATGCGGCGTCACAGGAAGTAGCACTGATCCATGAACAGTCCATGGAGCGAGAGAAATTGCAATCTCAGGAACGTCGAGCAGGGACATCAGAACCTCGTTCGGAGGAGTAATGTATGCCACGGAAACTCTCAGCGGCTGTTCGTGCGGCTCGGGAAAAACCCGGCGGGAGCAACGTCGGACGCTATCCTCATGTAAAGACCTTTGCGGGGCCGAGTGGTGGCGCACCTCAAGGGAGTTACCCTATCAATACCCGTGCGAGGGCTAAGTCAGCCTTACAGTTAGCCCATAATGCGCCTCGTCCGGCGGGGATTCGTCGAGCCGTTGTCGCCAAGTATCCTGGATTAAAGAAAAAATCATAAATTTATGATATTAGGTAGAACGATATGAATACCGATGCGGGCCAAGTGACGCAAGGCGATATCACGATTGAGAGTAACCACGAGACGTCTGAAGAGATTCAGCAGTCGTTTCCTGAACTCACGCCTGCATCGCCGGTCAGTGACGCCTCTGCGCCAGACGGTCAGGATCCCGGTGTCGCGCCTGCTCCCTCAGAAACGGAATCACCGACAGATGCGTCTGCATCCGCTGACGAACCAGAGTCGCTAGATGCGAAAGACTCATCGAAAGGGAAGGCCAATCGGAGAAAGAATCCGACTGAAGCCGTAAAATCTGCGGTGGCGAAGCAGCGTGAGGCAGAGCGTCGGGCTGAGGCGGCAGAGGCGAAAATTCAAGAGATGTCGGCGACTCCCCCTCCAGAGGCGGCACCGTCGCCACCTGATTGGGAACGCTTCAAGCAGATGCCTGGGGTGCCGACCGTCGATCAATTTACGAACTATGAAGATTATTCAATGGCGATGTCGTCGTTCATTGCCGATGCTCGGTATCAGGAACGTGAATCGGAGCGTGCCTTAGCGTATCAGGCGCACCGTCAGCGAGAAGCTGATGAGGTGAAGATATCGCAATGGAATGAACGCTTGACGGCTGCGCGGGCCTCAAATCCTGACTTTGATACGTCACTGAATCTTGAAACGCCCATGTCGTTGCCCATGCAACATCTGGCGATGGAAAGCCCGCACGGTATTGAAATCTTACAGTGGCTCTCTGATAACCCGAAAGAATCTCAGCGTATCTCCACGCTGCATCCTGCTGAAACATACAGGGAAATGGGGAAACTCGAAGCTCGACTCGAAGCTGCTCCTTCGCGTGCCTCAGCCCGAGTCGTTAGTAACGCGAAACCCCCGGTTAGGCCGCTCGGGACATCGCCTCATGTAGCCGATGAGTTCGCCATTACGGACGATCTGTCATTTGACGAGCATTTTCGTCGAGCCAATGCAGCGGATCGTGCGAAAGGCCGACTCTAAGCAAAGGATGTGACCTGTGGCAAATACTCTTGCTACCCCGTCCTGGACAACCAAGGAAGTTGCACGAGGATTTATCAACAAGCTCGTGTTTCTCGCCAATGTCAACAGGACGTATGACGATGCGTACGAAATTGCCGGTGCGAAAGTCGGCAATACCGTCAATGCGCGTCTGCCCCAGCGGTTTACGGTCACCGATGGTCAGGCGTTGCAGCTCCAGAACCTCTACGATCAGACGGTTCCGATTTCGTTAACCAACCAGAAGAATGTGGCCTTCGGGTATTCGTCACAACAGGCGACGACGGAACTCGACAACATTCGTACACGATATGTGGAGCCAGGGGCCGATGCCTTGGCGAATGCGGCAGAAGTCTTGGCATTCGATGCCGTCTATCGTGATATTTACTCCTCAGTCGGCACGCCGGGAACGACGCCGAGTACAACGCTCACCTATTTACAGGCGGGTGTGAAGTTGACGGATCTCTCGACTACCCTGCGTGGACGTGTCGCTGTGCTCGATCCCTTGGCGATGAGCACCTTGGCGAATACCACATCGTCACTCTTTAATCCGACAGCCGTGATCTCTGAGAACTACGAAGAGGGCATGTTTGGTCGGAAGCAATTGGGTGTCGATAAGTGGTTGCAGGATCCTGTGCGTCCGACGCACACCACGGGCACCTATACCGCCTCGACGCCCCTCGTGAATGGTGCAGACCAGACGGGGAGCACGATTGCGACTGATGGGTGGGCGTCTGGTGCGGCGACATTGAACAAGGGAGACATTTTCACCATCGCGGGAGTGAATAGTGTCAACCCCTTGTCCTATTCGTCCACGGGTCGTCTCCAGCAGTTCGTGGTGACGGCGACGACGTCGGATTCGTCAGGGGCGATGGCGACATTGCCTATTAGCCCATCGATCATTACGTCTGGTCAGCTACAGACCGTTGATGCCTCGCCTGCGAATAATGCAGTGATCACGGTGCTCGGGACTACGGCGGCGGCGGGGGGCACGTTGGCGACAACCACGAGTCCACAGTCGTTTGTGTATCACCCCGATGCGTTTGCGTTCGTCATGGCCGATCTCATGAAGCCCGGTGCGGGTGCCGAATCGACCACCGTGCGAAGCAAATCACTCGGATTTTCCATTCGGATGGTCGAGCAGTACCAGATCGGGACGGATCAGAATCCAAGCCGGTTGGATATCCTGATTGGTGCGGCCACGATACAAGCGCGGCTTGCCGCGAGAGTATGGGGTTAAGTCATGGCACTAGCAACTACGACACTGAGTTCCGCTGTCGCCGTGACAGATACGAACATTGTTGTTGCCTCAGCGACATCGGTATCGGCAGGACGTATTGTCCTGGTTGATGGCGAGTTTATGCAGGTACTTCAGAGTTATGTCAGCGGGACGACCGTTGGGGTGACTCGTGGTCAAAATGGCACCGCGACCGCCGCACATGTGGCCTCAGCGAATGTCACACACGGTGATGCAACAGACTTTACGGTTGCAGCACCGGGAACGGCCAACCTGAAACCAGGGACGATTCCCTTCACCACCACCAGCTATTCGGCGGCGGGGGCGATCAGCTTTGGCGCGGCACAGTGGACGACGGCGATCATCAACGGGACGAGTGCCCTCGCGATGACGCTGGCCGATCCAGATTCGTCACAGGATGGCATCATCCTCGCTATCGTGGCGAACGGAAAAGCGGCACATACGGTGACGTATACCGCTGGCCTGGGGGATGCGGGATCAGGCTACGACGTGGGCACGTTTGACGGGTCCGGGCAGTGCTGCATGCTCTTGACAGCAGCCAACTCGATCTGGGTACCACTACCCAGCCCGTTCAGCGGCACGCTCACGGCGATTGATGTCGCGATTGCGTAGTGTTGTGGGGGGAGTCGGCCTCGTGTCGTCTCCCCCTTTTTTAAAGGGGATCTATGGCGATTATTTACAATCCCGATAGCGAG